CTACGAGGCATGGCGCCTCGCTTCAGGCCGTACGGTCGTGAGGAACTGCCTTGCATCGCTGAGCGTGCGGAGGTTGTTCTTCCTCCGATGCCTGCCGTTGGCGTCGCGGTAGCGGACGCTCCAGGGGCCCGTGCATCCGTCCTGCGGGGGCCGCTCGCCGTACTGCTCGGGTGGATAGTCGATGAGGCACTCCCGGCAGCCGCACGTGCGGCTGGGGATCTGCTCGGGTTCAGGCGCCATGCTTGATCACCTGTTCGCTCCTTCGCTGCTGAGGAATCGCGGGGAGCAGTCCTATCGCCTCCCCGCACCAGCAGCGTGCACCGAACTCAGGCTGTTCGACGTCGAGTTCGTCAAGTACGGCGCGAAGAGCGCGAAGAGCGAACGTGGCGGTCAGCTCGCTCGGGAGGGTGATGACCAGCCGGTCGGCGTCCCAGGGCTCGTCGAGGTCCTGACGAGGCGCGTATTGGACGCGAATGCACATGGCTCTCCCCCGGGGTACACGTGTGGCTGTGGTGACCGACGGGGGAGCGTGGCCGTGCGGTCGACCGTACCCGGCCATGAGTGAATATGCGACCACTCAGAGCGAGCTTTATGTGCATAGTCTGACCGGGAGTGAAAGGGTCCGTTTAGCGGAGACTCTCTGGATCACGAAACGGTTGCACGCGACTTTCTGAGGCCGCGTCAGACCTTTCCGTCATTGCTGTCTGCCCAGGCCCTTCCCTGGATCAGCATGAGTTCCTGCTGCTCCTCGGTGAGCCGGTCCATCACCGCAAGGACCGCTTGCCGCCGATCCGGCGGAAGCGGGGCGGGCACCCTGATTTCGGCAGCTGCGAGAAGCCTCTTCTTGAGCTTGGGAAAGTACCTGGCAAGGTCGCGGACGGCGTCCGGCCGCGGAATCGACTTGCCGTTCGTCCACTTGTTGACGGTGGAGACATGGACGCCGATGCGCTCCGCGATGGCCGGCTCTTTGACGCCGTACTCGTCCTTGAGTGCGTCTAGTACCTGCGCGAAGGTCTCTTCGGCAGGTTCGGCGGCGGGCTCGGGGGTGTCCACGCAGGTAAGGGTGCCCTCCGACTTCTACTTTCCGCAAGTAAAAGTAGAAGCATTGGCGGGAACTTGGCGGCGCGTGGCCTCCCCGCTACGCGCCGTTGTGCACTGCATATGCCGTCAGCGTAGAACACGCGTTCGAAGATCGCACGCACCCCACCTGGACTCGGTGAATCTCGGCGAGTCTCGGCGAACCCATTGACAGGACTTCGACTTCGAAAGTAGAAATGTCGAAGACGCCCCAACCGGTGGCGATCCAGCCACCACGGCACGAGGTCCCTCAATGCCCAAGCTGCTCCGCAAGGCCGACGGAAAGCCCCTCAGAGACGCCATGGCCCGCGCCGGCCTTTCCGGTCCGGAGCTTGCCGAGGCGACCAAGCGGGTGGACCCCACGGGCAAGGGCGTCAGTCCTGCCACCGTCGGTCGGATCACGGGGCAGGGCAGGACCGCCCGCGACAAGTGCGAGTGGACAACGGCATGGCTCGTCGGCGAAGCGCTGCACAAGGAGACGAACGCCCCCCTCCAGGACCTCTTTGCCATGCCGTCAGCTTCGACTTCGACTATCGAAAGGTCAACCCCCGATGCCGACGAAGGCTGAGCGCCGCGCCCCCCTCCCGGCCGGCCTCATACCGCTGCTCACGCAGAAGCAGCTGGAGACGTACTACGACATCTCGGACTACACGCTCCTCCAGTGGATCGATAAGGGCTTGCCCGTCGAGCCGTTCGGTGGCCGTGGCCGCCGCTTCGACCTGGACAAGGTCCGCGACTGGATGGCCGAGCACGGCGAGCAGCTCGCCGCCAGCGCCTGACCCACCCCTTGAACGCGCCGAAGGGCCGCCCGACTTCCCGGCCTGGCGACCCCACGACTCGGCGCCTCAACCACAGAGAAAGAAGAGGTCACCGTGACCACGCAGATTACCGAACAGGCCACGCGGTTCACCGCGCCGGACCCCGGCCAGATCGACGAGCAGACGGCCGTCTTCGAGGCGCTCCTCGCGCTGAAGGAGATGTTCCCGGCGCTCCCGAGGCCGTACATCACGATCTACTCCTCCGGCTCCGAGGGCTTCAACCTCCAGCTGGATCACCCCTCGCACTTCGAGGCGTGGCGCACCGCGCTCCAGCTCGCGACTGACCCGATCAGGCTGAACGCCTCGGGTGGGAGTGTGTGGTTGGACGTCCCTGGTGTCTTCCGGGGGGTGCCGTTCAGCCTCACCGGCTTCTGTGTGCCGTTGACGAGGGAGCAGGCCGAGGCGCCGCAGGCGGTCCGCGAGGAGTCTTCGGCGGTGGCGGCGTGATTGCGCTGTCGGTGGCTGCTGCGGCGGGTGTGATCTGTCGTTCGATGGAGAACGGTGAGCGGACGCCTGCGGGTTGGGCGGCGGCTCTGGATGCGGCGTGCATGTTGCAGACGCCGGAGACGGCCGCCGAGCTGGAGCACCTGCGTGCGTGGCACACCGCAGCTCCTACCGAGCTGACGCCTGAGCAGCGCACGACGCTCGCCGCGCATCTGGGCGACTCCAAGCCCGCGACCGCCGCGCTGGTCGCCTCTCTCGCCAAGGCCGTCCGCAATGTCCGCGAGCACGACCACCCGACGTGGGAGGACCTCTACTGCCTCAACCTCACCTCGTACATGGGTGAGCGTATGGGGCCGGTTCTGCGCCGCTTGGTGGCCGCCGAGGCCCGGGTCGCCGAGCTGGAGGCCCAACTCGCCGCGAAGGACCGTCCGGTCGATGAGGACCCGATTGCGTTCGCGCTGGCCGAGAAGGCTGCGGACGTCGTGGCCGAGGCGAATGTGACGCGGTCGGTTCGGAAGCTGCGGTCGCTCCTCGCCGGACAGCGCAGCGCCGCTGCCGTTGAGATCGACGAATGGTGCACCGGCTGCAACACGGACCATGACCCCGGCGAGTGCGGCTACCGCCCCAAGGCGGGTGAGCGCCCGTGAACGCCGCCCTGGCCCTGCACGTCCAGCTGTCGCTCCGCCTCGACGCGATCGAGGCGTACCGGCTGGCCCACGCCTACCGCGACGAGGAACTCCAGAAGTTCGCTGACCGGCTCGCGTCCCGCGCCACGCTCTACGGCGACAGCCGCACGGTGGGCGAGGTCATCCGCGACCTGCGCCAACTCGCCGGGGAGAAGGCCACCGCTCCGGCGGCGGCCACTCCCGAGCTGACGGTCTACCGCGCCACCTGGGACGTCGCGCCCCTCGACACGTACACGACGGAAGCCGAGGCCCGGAAGCACTGCGAGGACCACGCCCGTCGGGATCTGCCCACCGCGTCCTTCGACTGGATCGTCGACGAGGAGGACGGCGTCGCCGAGTTGGTCGCCGCCGCCAGCGGCGAGGAGAACTTCACCGGCTACGTGGTGACCGCCCTGGAGATCGCCTCCAAGTACGACCCGGAGGCCGACGAATGAGCGCGCCCGTGACCCCGCGCGACCTCGCGGAGAAGAACAGCCACCCCGCAGCCGTAGCCACCCCCAAGAGCCACCCGCCCGTGACCTGGCCCGCCGACTGGGACCACGTCCTCGACACCGCCATCTACTCCTGGCAGGGCGAGTGGAACACGCAGCGCGTCCAGCAGCTGTTCCTCGCCCGCTACGGCCGCAGCCTGTCCCGGTCCCACGCCCGCCCCTTCCTGGCCCGGCGCGCCCACCAGGGCGTGTTCACGCTGCACGACCTGCCCAACCGGCGCTTCTACACGCTCAAGAACCGAAAGGACGGCCGCCCGTGACCGGCCCCGAGCACTACCGCGAGGCCGAGCGCCTCGCCGCCCGCGCGCACCACTTCACCTACGGCGACGGCGCCGACCCGGTCACGGGCGCGGCCCTGGCCGCCGAGGCGCAGGTACACGCGACGCTCGCCCTCACCGCCGCGACCGCCATGCAGTCCGCCGTCGACGGCTCCGAGCCCGGCATGGCCCCGCAGGAGTACCTCGCCTGGTACGAGGCCGCCGGAGTCCAGGTCGCGAAGGGCGGTAACGCCTGATGACGACCACCGTGCAGGCCGGGGCTTCGGCCCCGGCCGCCGGCCGCAGGGTCACCCCCACCGGCCGCCTCATCCTCCCCGCCACCGCCGACCGCGCCGACTGGCTCACCGCCCGCCGTAGCGGCATCGGCTCCAGCGACGTCCCCGCCATCCTCGGCCTCGTCGACTACACCCCGCCGCTGAAGGTCTACTACGACAAACTCGGCGCCGACGTCGACGACGCAGGCGAAGCCGCGTACTGGGGCACCGTCAACGAAGAGGCCGTCGCACGCCGTTGGGCCATGCAAAACCGGTCCGTGATCCGGCGCGTCGGACTCGTCGCTCACGTCGACCACCCGCACTGGATGACGACTCTCGACCGGCGCGTCACCGAGTGCCCGCTCGACTCTCACGAGCAGGCCCCTTGCGCGCTGGAGGTCAAGACCCGGTCCGCCTTCAAGGCCGCGCAGTGGCATGCCGGGGCGCCCGACGACGTCACCGCGCAGGTGCTCCACCAGATCGCCGTCAACGGGTACGAGCACATGCATTACGCCGTCCTGATCGGCGGCAACGAGTACCACCAGGGCACGATCCGCCGGGACGCCTACCTCGACGTCATCGACGACATCACCACCGCCGTCGACAAGTTCTGGTTCGAGCACGTGCAGCCGCAGATGCCGCCGGAGCCGACCGGCGACGGCGAGGCCCTTACACGGCTGTTCCGCCGCCTGCACCCGACCCGCTCGGGGGCGGTGGACGTCGACCGGCACGGTGACGCCCTCGACGCGCTCCTTGACTACGGCACCCACCAACGCGCCGAGTCCGCCGCCAAGAAGGCGAAGGCCGCTGCGAAGGCCCGCATGGTCGCGGCCCTCGGCGCCGCGCAGTCCGCGCTGATCGGCGGTGAGCGGGCCTACTCCCTGGAGCCCTCGAACGCTGCTCCGAAGGTGGACCTGGAGCAGCTCGCCGAGCGCTGGCCGGACGCCTACGCCGCGTGCGTGGCCCCGAATCCGACCGAGCGGATCGACATCGCGAAGCAGTTCAAGGGCGGTGTGTGACATGGGAAGCCTGCGAGAGAACGCAGCCGCAGCAGCCGGCCGCACAATCACCCCGGCTGACGACGGCACCGAGCCCTCGGCCGTGGCCTCTGAACCGCTGCCCGACCTCAGCGACTACGTCCCCAAGGAGGGCGAGGACTGGGACATGGTGCCCGTCCACATCGCCTGGCTCCGCGTCCGCCGCGACATCTCCTGGATCGGCAAAGGCGACGCCTACCAGGAGAACGGCAAGCACAAGTACAACTTCCGAGGCTACGAGCGGACCGTGGCAGCGTTCGGGCCGATCACCCTTAAGCACGGGGTGTCTGTCATCCCGCACCGCCTCACACCAGCTCACCGGGACGCCAAGAGCGGCAAGGGCACCCCGATGCGCGAGTCCACCACGAAGATCACGTGGCGGGTGTACGGGCCCAAGGGTGACTACTTCGAGATGGAGTCCGAGGGCGAGTCCCTCGACTATGCCGACAAGGGCACCGCGAAGGCTCAGACGATCGCTCAGCGCGTCGCCCTGTTGGTCGGTGGCCTGATCCCGACCGGGGCGCCTGACAGTGACGAGTCGAACATCGAGCGGGGCGAGGCCCCGGTTCGTACGGCCGCCTCATACCAGGAGGAGATCCTCCAGGCGGGGACGTCCCGGCAACGCATGGCCCAGATCAACTACGAGATCAAACAGCTCGGCATCTACGACACGAAGATCGTCAACGAAGCTGATCTGGAGGAAGGGCTCGGCGCCTTCCTGTACCGCATCGGCCAGGAGCGCTTCCAGGTAGGTGGCGCATGAGCACCTTCGCCAACATCCGCAAAGCCGGCTTCGACACCGAGACGACCGGGCCCGACCCGCTCACCGACCGGATCGTCACCGCCGCCCTCGTCGTACGCGGCGGCGGCCGGGACAACCGCGTCATGTCCTGGCTCATCAACCCCGGCATCCCCATCCCGCCGGAAGCCACCGAAGTCCACGGCATCACCAACGAGATGGCCGCCACGGGCGCCGACCCCAACGAAGCGCTGGAGGACATCGCCGGCCAGCTCACCGCCGCCATCACCTACGGCATGCCGATCATCGCGTTCAACCTCTCCTTCGACTGGACCGTCCTCGTCCGCGAACTGGAGCGCAACGGGCTCCGGTCCATGGCCGACAGGCTCCCCGACCGGCTGCCCCTGATCGACCCGCACGTCATCGACAAGCAGGTCGACAAGTACGTCAAGGGACAGGGCCAGCGGAAGTTGAAGCCGACCGCCGAGCGGTACGGCGTCGAGCTGGAGGACTGGCACACCGCCGAGGCCGACGCCCTGGCCGCGCTGCTGATCGCCGAGAAGCAGTTCGAGAAGCACCCGCACCTCTTCCGGATGGGCCCGCAGCAGTTGTTCTCCGCGCAGCGCGCGTGGAGGGCGGAGCAGCAGGCCGGCCTTCAGCAGTGGTTCCGTACGAAGGCGTCGGCGGAGCAGGGCGGCGACCCGGAAAAGATCATTGATGGGTCGTGGCCGCTGATCCCCGCGCAGCGTACGGGCGGTGAGGCGTCGTGAGACTCGTTTCCCGCAGTAAGTACGAAGTTCTCCGGGCCCGGTACGAGCACATCGTCGAGAAGCGCGATGAGGCGCAGGCGCTCGCCGTCGAGCGCCTGACCACCATCACACGGCAGGCCGAGACCATCACCAGGCTCCGGGACGCACGCCCCGAACCCCCGGTCCGGGAGCCCCAGTCCCCGCAGGGCGAGGCAGAACTACGCCGCCTCCTCAGGCTCTCCGAGGAGGCCCGCCGCAAGCTCGACGAGCAGCTGCGCCCCCTCCAGGCCGCGAACGAGGCGATGGCCGCCCAACTGCGCGACATCTCCGAGCGGGAGGTGACCGCGCCGTGAACCCCATGACGCGCACGCAGCTCGCCGAGATCCGCGCCGAACTCGGCAACTGGCCTCCGGCCACGCCAGAGGCAGTCCTCAACCTGCTCAAGGGACTTGAGAGCTCCGGCGGCCGTACGGCCGAGGAGCGCGTCCGCCGCTTCCGCCTGGTGGTGCCGACAGTCGTCAAGCGGCTCTTCGACGCCGAGGCCGAGCGACTGATGTTCCGGTCGACCGTGGCCCGGCTCGTCGTGGCGAACAACCGCGGCGACGACTACGGACTCGCGGACCTGGCCTCGGAGTTGGAGCGGGCCGGCATCGACCTCAAGAACGACTACGACGAGGCAGACGATCTCGCCCGCGCCGCCGAGCAGGAGGGAATCCTGTGAGCCCACTACACAGGCTGCTAGATCGGGTCCTGCCGCCGACTGGCCTTCACCGTGGTGTCCGCGCCGGGACGCTCCCGGGGCGCGTCGAGGTGTCGCTCGCCGACCTCCTCGGCCCGCCCGCGCTGGCCCCGTTCCCCGAGCCACCTGTCCACGGCGTCATCACCCAGGGGTGGCAGTACTGCCCGGCTGCGTCGTGCCGGAAGGACACCGTGGGGGTGGTGCACGCGGACGGTTGGACGTGCGGGGAGTGCCTGACCTCGACGTCTGAGGAGGTGCGCGATGCCTGAACTCAGCGATGCCCAACTCGACCAGCTCATCAACGACATCGGCCTCAAGCGACCCCGCGGGGGCAGCAGGTTCAAGCCGATCGCCCACGGCACCTACCGGGGCGCCCGCCAGCACCGCTACCGCAGAGAGCTGCCGTGCGACCAGTGCCGCCTGGCGGAGAACGCCTACCAGAACGAGATGAAGCGGAACGCGAGGCTGCGTAAGCAGGCGCGAGCAGGTGGTGCCCGGTGAGCACTCTCTTCGACGCATCCGAGGTTCCGGCCGCCACCACGGCGGCCGGGCCCCTCACCGTCATCGGCCTCGACCTGTCCCTCACCGCTACCGGCATCGCCTACGCCGACGGCACCACCGCCACCGTCAAGACCCGCCAGAAGGACGGCGACCGACGCCTCATCCACATCGCCGAAGCCATCCATTGGGCCATCGGCGACGGGCAGGGTCCCATGGGTACCGACGTCCGGCCCTCCCTCGCCGTCATCGAGGACATCCCTCAGAACTCGTTCGCGGCCAAGCCGGTCAGCATGGTCCACGGCGTCGTCCGTACGGTCCTGATCGAGGCAGGCGTGCCGTACGTCCTCGTCACCGCGGCCACGCTCAAGGCGTACGCGACCGGCAAGGGCGCTGGCGACAAGGTCCCCATGGCCATCGCCGCGCTGAAGCGGGCCGGGCGCGAGTTCCCCGACGACAACCAGTGCGACGCGGCCTGGCTCCGCTGGGCTGGCCTCGACTGGTACGGACAGGCGGAGTTCGTCCTCCCGGCAGCTCAGCGGGAGCGCCTGGCGAAGGCCAACTGGCCTGAGGCGGTGGCCCGATGATCGAGATCACCATCCGCCTCAAGCCCGGCCGCGCCACTGCCTTCGCCTCCCTCCTACGCGCCATCGCAGACATGGAGAGCGACCGCGGGCAGGCCAAGCGCTACCGCGGAGCCGCCCGCCAGATCGAGCGCCTCCCCAAGGCCACCCGGTCCGAAAGGCGGCGGCCCACCCGGTCGACATCGGGCCGCCCGAAGCTCGCCCGAACGGCGCCCACCCGGCCGGCATCAGCCCCGCGCCCCCTCCGCTACACGCCCCGGGTCCAGCGCCCGAAGCACCAGGAGATCGACGAGGGAGCGGTACAGCGCGTCGTCCTCGGCATCCACCCGCTCCCCGTGCTCACCCGCGAGGAAGCCCGCCTCGCGTGCTGGCACCTCACCGGGCGCGGATGCAGCGCCCCCGAGATCGCCGAACGGCTTTTCGTCGCTCAGCGGACGGTGCACCGCTGGCGTGCCGAGGACCAGCAGGCGGTGGCGGCATGAGCAATGGGTGGCGTACCACCGCGGCCTGCATCGGCCTCGACCCCGACATGTTCTTCCCCGGCTTCAGCGACGTCCGTGGCCGCAACGCCGCCAAGCAGGTCTGTGCTGCCTGCCCCGTGCGCCCGGACTGCCTGGCCGAAGCGCTCACAGAGGAGGGCGGCCGGCCGAGGAACCACCGGTTCGGAGTGCGCGGCGAGAAGACGCCCGGCCAGCGGCACGCCCTGTTCCTGGCGGCCCGTGGGCGAGCGCAGCGGGCAGCGGCATGAGCGCCCGCTTCCCGGAGCCGTGCGACGGCCTGGCCCCCGTCGAACACACCGGTCGTGTCCGCTTCTACCGGACCGGCTGGAAGTGCAACGCCCACAGCCCGTGGGCGGAGGCCGGGCAGGACGAACCGCTGCCCGGCTACGGACCGCCCCCCAGTTCCCTCCCGCTGTCGCCGATCGCCGCGTCTGCCGTGTTCGACAACAAGGCCATCGCCTCCGGGAAGCGCCGCTCCAGCCCGAACGCCTACCGCGCCGCACAGGCCGCGGTCGACAAGACCACCTGACCGGCGGCCGGCCCCCGAGCGCATCCCCCAGCGCTCCGGCCGCCACCCCCGGGCCCGCCCCGAATTCCCCCAACAGGGGCGGGCCCGGACCACACCAGCACCACCCGACACAGAAAGGCACCACCAGCGTGACGATCCAGCAGGACACCGAGACCGAGCCGAGAGCCACCGAGTTCGCCGCCTTCCTCGTCCAGCACTTCGGCGGACGCGCCCACGAGGAGATCAGCGAGGAGATGCACCAGCTCCTCGGCGCCGTCAACGAGCACGGCAAGAAAGGCACGTTGACCATCAAGGTCACCGTCGAGCCGCCCAAGGGCCACATCGATGGCGCGCCCGTCGTGATCTCCATCGACAGCACGCTGAACGCTCCCAAGGCCAGCGCGCCGCAGTCGCTCTACTTCGTCGACGGCCAGGGCAATGCCACCCGCACCGACCCCCGCCAGACCGCCGCGTTCGACATCCGCGACGTCCAGACCACCACCGAGATCAAGGACATCTGACTGTGACCAGCCTCGAAATCGAGCCCATCGCCGCCCTCGCACGACAGGGCATCGACCCCAAGGAAGTCGACGCCGGGGGCATCTACCTCGTCGCCACCGCCAACGGCGACGTCCAGAAGTTCGACCTCACCGGACCCGAGCACACCGGCGTCCTCGCCCGGAAGACCGGCACCACCGTCGTACGCGACAGCGCCTCCTTCCTCACCTACTACGCCAAGCACCACGACGACGCCACCGAGGTCTACTCCGACGTCGAGAACCTGAGCGTCACCGCCGTCCTCAACGCGCACTCCTCGGAAGACGCCGACTTCGGAGACCACCGCCTCGTCCTCTCCCTGCGCCGCACCAAGGCCTGGCAGGAGTGGCTCTTCCTCGACGGCAAGCTCGTCGACCAGGACAAGTTCGCGAACTTCCTCGAAGACCAACTGCCGTACCTGGAGACCCCGGACGCCGCGACCATGCTGGAGATCGCCCAGTCCATCAAGGCGACCACCAAGGCCGAGTTCCAGTCGTCCAGCCGACTCCAGTCCGGCGAGCGGAAGTTCGCCTACGTCGAGGACACCAAGGCCTCGGCCGGCGCGAAGGGCGACCTCGCGATCCCGGAGACGTTCCTGATCGCCGTGCCTCCGTTCGAGGGCGCCGGGGCCTACCGGATGACGGCCCGCTTCAAGTACCGCATCAACGGCGGGCAGTTGACCCTCGGCTACAAGCTGGAGCAGCCCGAGGAGCGTGCCAAGGCCGCGTTCGCCGACGTCCTCAGGGAGATCGCCGAGGGCGTGGACACGCCGATCTTGAACGGCACACCCGCCTGATCCGGGCCGTGCGCGGGATGACCAACCCCTCCCGCGCACGGCCCCCGCCCTCGCCCCCGAACAACCCAGCACCCCTATGAGGAGCCGTACGTGAGCAACGTCCGCCAGATCCCACGCAACACGGCGGATGATGACGGCTTCACGCGCGTTCCTCCCCAGGACCTCGACGCAGAACAATCCGTCCTCGGCAGCACGTTCATCTCCGAACGCGCGATCGCCGACGTCATCGAGATCCTCGAAGGCCGCGACTTCTACCGCCCCGCGCACGAAACGATTTTCCTGGCCGTCACCGCCATGGCCGTACGCGGCGAACGCGTCGACCCCATCACCGTCGCCGCCGAACTCGCCAAGCGCGGCGAACTCGACAGGGTCGGGGGCGCCCCGTACCTGCACCACCTCGTCCAGCAGGTGCCCTCCGCGGCCAACGCGGAGCACTACGCCGAGATCGTCCACAGCACCGCTGTACGCCGCCGCATCATCGAAGCCACCGACCGCGCAGCCCAGCTCGTCCGCTCCGGCGAAGGCGACCTCGACGACGTCCTCGACCTCGTCCGCGAAGAGATCACCACCGCCACCGAACCCCGCGGCCCCCGCAACAGCCCGGCCGCCGGCTGGGACTTCTCCGACCTCACGCCCGTCCTCGACGGCACCCACAAACCAGCTCAGCCGATCGTGGGCGCGAGAGACGACGGCATCGGCCTCTTCTACCCCGGCCGCGTCAACGGCATCCAGGGCGAGTCCGAAGCCGGCAAGAGCTGGGTGGCTCTCGTCTCCTGCCTCGTCGAGATCAACCGCGGCAACCTCGTCGTCTACATGGACTTCGAGGACTCCGAAGAAGGCGTCGTCTCCCGCCTCCTCCTCATCGGCGCCACCCCCAAGGACATCGCCGAACGCTTCCTCTACATCCGCCCCGGCGCCACCCCCACCCCCGCGCAGCTGCGCGCCGTCATCGACCGCATCGGCGCCCTCCAGCCCACCCTCGTCATCGTCGACGGCGTCACCGAGGCCATGGTCATGCTCGGCCTGGAGCTGAAAGAGAACACCGAGATCGCCAAGTTCGGCCGCATGCTCCTGCGCCCCCTCGCGGACACCGGGGCCGCGGTCGTCCCCCTGGACCACGTCGTCAAGGCAACCGAGTCCCGCGGCCGGTACGCCCTCGGCGGCGTCCACAAGCTGAATGCCGTCGACGGCGTCCAGTACATGCTGGAGGCCGTCCGCCCTTTCGGCATCAACACCGAGGGCCGCTCCCGGCTGCGCATCGCGAAGGACCGGCCCGCGCAGATCCGCCGGCACGCGCTCCCCGGCGGGCGGAACCCCATGCACTGGTTCGCCGACCTCGTCATCCGCTCCGAGGGCGACCAGTTCGCCACCGCGCACCTCTTCCCGCCGATCCAGCACGTCGACGAACCGGGCGACCTCACGGCGCGGGAGGAGAAGGCGGAGCAGGACGAGGCGGAGATCAAGGGCCGTGAGGACAAGGTGCTCCAGATCCTCACCAAGGCCATCGAGCCGCTCAGCAAGAACGCCCTGGAGGAACTCATCCCCGGGCGCGCCTCGGTCACTCGCAGGGCCCTCACGCGGCTCGTCCACACCGGGCGCGTGAAGACCGAGCGTGGCGGCCGTGGCGCGGTCCTCCACAGCATCGCGGACACCCCCGAGGAGTCCTCGTGAACCAGCCCGCCGCACCTCGTCCCGACCTCGTCCCGATCTTCGGACGACCTCGTCCCACCTCGTCCCGTGACACTCCGTCAGATTCCATACCGGTCGGGATGTTCGCAGGTCAGCGCGATATCGACCTCGTCCCGATCTTGAAACCCACCTCGTCCCGACCTGACACACCATCACGGGACGAAGTCACACCCCCTCCCACCTGCACAAACACACTCACCGCGACCTCGTCCCACCTCGTCCGGGACGAAGTCGGGACGACGTCAAGCGACCTCGTCCCTCGTCCCCCGCCCTATAGGGGGACGAGGACGAGCGTCGCGACAACAACACCCGACACAGCCACACCACGAGCACCACAGCACGACCGCACGCATCCGGTTCCGGACGGGCCCACGCACATACAGAAGGAAACGATCATGACCACCCTCGCTCCGAACCCCCACAGCCCCTACGCCGACGCAGACCCCGAGACACGGCACATCTTCCCCAGCCCGATCTTCTTCCCTCAGGCCAAGCCAGGCGTCCTGGCGCTGACGGCCTGCGAGGGCATGGCCGTCGTTCCGGAAGACCTCATCGAGACCCAGCCCAACGCCGCACTGCCGGACGGCCTGTGCCCGGCCTGCGTGACCGTGATGCAGGGCGGCGCCCCGCCCAAGCGGCCGTCGTCGGAGTGCGGCGAGTGCGGTACGGCGACGTGGCACGGCGTTCTGTGCGCGTTGTGCCGGCAGGACAAGCACGAGGCGTGGTGGCCGACCCGCGACACCGCCCGCACCTTCACCCCTGACGTGAAGACCGTCAACGACGAAGGCCACACCGTCACCACGATCAAGGTCAAGCGCGCCTGCAACGGCTGCGGAACCCTCCTCGGCGACCTCCAGGACCGCGACGTCGACGCCCACGGCAACCTCACCGACGTCCGCGCCGAATGCGACCGCTGCGCCCCGCTGGTCGAGCTGGAGGCGCAGGGCTGCAAGACGTGGCTGCTCACACCGCGCAACATCACCGACGTCGACGACGAGGTCGATCGGGACCGGATCTACGCCAAGGGCTACTTCGAGTCGGATGGCGACAAGAGCGTCTGCGTCGGGCTCCGCATCGGCACCGGCGAGACCCGCATCGTCGCCCGCTACGGGGACCACGTCATCCGGCACCCCGACGGCCGCTGGAGCGTCCGTAAGGCGCCCGCCGAGCCCAGCGTCGAGACCTTCTGCACCTACGGCGCCACCAGCGCGCCCGGCTCCGGCTGCGTCCTCCTGGCCGGCCACGAGCCCGCCAACCGGCACATCGTCACGCCCGGCGACGCCGACGAGGACGAGCAGCCGTGATCGACACCATCGCCTTCGTGCTCCTCGTCACCACCACCGCCGGCCTCCCCCTCGGCCACTGGATGTACTTCCCGCCCCTACGCACCTGGAGACGCCGATGACCACCACCCGCTGCCCCGGCTGCTCCGACGGAGTGAAGGGCCCCGGCAAGTACCTCTGCTGGGGCTGCTGGACCTCCCTGTCGATGGCTGCGCGCAACGCCCTCAAGCGACGCGGCAACGGCGCGATCGGACGCCTCAGCGAGTTGTACGACCAGATCCACGACGGCGTCCCGCTCGCGAAGATCGAGATAACCCCATGAGCCGCCTCTCGCGCACCCTGCACGTCGTGTACGGCGCGCTCCTCGTCTGGCTCGCCTACTGCGCCGTCATCTCCGCCCTCAACGGCTCCCCGTGGGCGTGCGTGGCCTTCGTGATCGGCTCCGGGCTGGCGGTGACGGCCGCGATCCGCGAAGGCGACCTCGACGACGCGCTGCGGCGTGAGGCCGTACGAGCCGAACGCCACGCCCGGACCAACAAGACCGCCGAGGCCGCGCTCAACGAGGCGTGCTGCGAACGCTGGTGGACCAGCCTCGCCACCGACCACGACCCGACCTGTCCCAACCAGCAACGGAGCGCAGCATGACCAATAGCCAGCAGAACCGCCCCCTCACCCACGACGAACAGCTCACGATGCTGTTCGACCGCACCGCCAAACTCAACGACCGGGTCTCCGCGCGCCTCGCACCCAAGTGGGGCTCCGAGGCCGGGATCATCCCGTCCGACCATCCGCTGTACGTCGGCGAGGGCGCCGTCGTCGAAGAGCAGGGCGCGCCCGTCGACTGGGAGGCCATCGCCAGGCAGCGCGAGCGCGAGCTGAAGGCCGTGGGAGAGCAGAAGCACGACGCCGAGGGGGAGCGGGACGGCGCGTACCGCGAACGCGCCCAACTCCTCGCCCTCCTCGCCGCGCTCCACCCCTCGGTCATCGCACCCGCACCCGACGTCGACGAGGACGGCTGGCAGATCCTGTACCTCCGGATCGGCGGCAAGCAGGCGTCATGGCACATCGCGCCCCGCGACGCCGAGCTGTTCGCCCACGTGGAGCACGTCGCCGCCGACGATCGTCGGGCGCAGTGGGACGGCCATAGGACCGAGCAGAAGTACGCGCACATCGGGGAGCACGCCGCCCGGCTCCATGCCGAAGCGCGCGGCCGGACCGAGACCCCCGCTCATGAGCGGTACCGGTTCGCGACCACATGGGCCGAGTACGACGCGGGCCGCCGCGCCGCCCTCGCCGAGCGCCTCCAGGAGGGGTCATGACGGCCGTCGGCTGGGACCCAGACGGCTTCGACGACGAAGCGTGCCCCGGCCCCTGCTGCCAGACCCCGCCGGACACCCGACACCAAGGACTGACCATGGACCCGAACGTCCCCCTCGGCCGCATCGTCGACACCAGCCAGCAGAATTGCAGCTACTCGCCCGGCGACCGCCCGGAGAGCGACTGCGGCCAGCCAGCGACCTGGCACATCGCCTGGGACGCGCAGCTGGAGAACGGCCTCGCCTGCGACGAGCACATGGCCGAAGCCCAGCGCGACTACGTGTACGTCGACCGCCACCGCGTCACACCCGACTGCGCGATGCCCGGCTCGATCTGGTTCTTCGAAGAGAAGCGCTGCGGCTACCCCGACGACCCCGAACGGCAGGCCGCCAGCAAAGCGCAGCACGCGACTGCCTGAGCATGACGAAGGGGCGCGCGCCAACAGTCTGGCCGGACCGGCGCACGCCCCTCAGGTGCTGATCACCGTACCGCTTGAGCACCAGGAGCAGCGATGACCACCACCGCCCACCACCTCCGCACCATCACCCTCCACTGGACCGACCTCACCCAAGCCCTCGCAACCACCGGCACCGCCACCTGGCCCCCCGCCGGACGCATGACCGACTACCTCGCCAGCATCGACCGCAACGACGCCGAGGAACTGGAGGCCGAACGCCACCGCGCGCTCGCCCTCCGCACCCTCGAACGCGACCCCACCCAGATCGGCGAAACCCGACCCCCGCTCCGCATCGCCGTCCTCGACACCATGCGCACCGTCGAGGCCGCCCTCGTCAACACCGCCGATCAGGTCGCAGCCGTCGTTCAGCGCTCCCCGATGCCCTTCGCCCCCCGCTCGTGGCCGGCCGCCGACCGGGCCCGCCGCGACCAGCTGGCGCGCGCGGACGCGGCAGACCTTCGCCGCTGGCGCTACTCCGGCCGCCGGATCGCGACGTACGCAGGACTGTGGCTCCTCGCCCGAGTCGAGCGCGCGCCAGGCCCGTTCATCGCGTTGCCTGATACGCAGGCCCGGCTGATCGCGAACGTGGCCGCAGGCGCAGCCGAGCGCGTAGAGCGGGCCCTCGACGTTGCCGCACGCGTCGCGCCCCTCGCCCGTCCGTGCCCGGACTGCGGCGGGCGGATCGAGATGCACGGGGGTGCCGGCGCCGATCCGGTGGCGCATTGCACGAGGTGCGGGCACGTGTGGTCAGGGCAGAGCACGGCCGTGGCGTAGCTCTGCCATCCTGGTGGTACGCGGCGAATCACCGACCGGGTGGGCCGCGAGTTGCTGGCAGGCCACCAGCAACGACGAAGCCCCCGACCGTCTCGCTCGGTCGGGGGCTCACGTACGCCCGCCTACTCCTCGGCCTGCGGCTTCAGGTCCGTACGCTCGCCCGGGCGCAGCTCCCGGCCCTTGTAGTAGGCGCGCGCCTCAGCCAGATCCCAGAACTCCCTGGTACTGCCCGGCTTCCGCTGCGACGGCGGGAACTTCGGGTCCCTCACACGGAGGTTGTGCAGCCACTGGCGCGTGACCCCCAGCTCCGCCGCGAGCTGCGAGAGGTTCACCAATCTGCCCTCCTCGGCCTGCTTCTCCTCCGGCCCTGGCACGTCCGGCATAGGCTCCATCCTGCCCAACCTTGTTGACACTGTAAAGCAGGTTCCCTAGCTTGGAACCTGCACCAACAACAAGCCCCCGGCCCGGCGCGCGAACGCCATATGGGCCGGGGGCGGACCCACCCACAACCATCACGAAGGAGCAGGCCCGGATGGAGCGTACCGACCAGCCCACCCCTGCTGAAGAACCCGTCAGCCTCCGCAACCTCCTCACCACCATGGCCGACCTCCTCAGCCACAACACCCCCGAGAACGAGTTCACCGACGCCGAGCGCCTCACCGTCGCCCGCGACCTCACCGAGGGCGAAGAGCCGGCGCACACCCAGCTCCTCGCCGTCGCCCCCCGCATAGAGGCCCCGGTCACCCGCGGCGAGTACGCCCTCCTCCTCCGCCGCGTCGCCCCCGTCGCGCACCTGCGCGCGCAGGCCGCCGAGGACTACCGCCGCTACGCCGACCGCCGCCCGGGTCACACGGGAGGCACAGCATGAGCACACCGCCCACGGTCGGTAAGACCGCCTCCGTCAAGGTCGACCCGCAGCTGTATGACGACCTGGAGACGATGCTCCGCACCGGTATGACCGTGTCGGACGCCGTGCGTACCGCCGTCGCCATCGTGGCCGGCACCTACCGCGCGGCGTGGGACACCGGACGCTGCCCGGACGCGGTCCGTCCGACGATCACTCGGTACTGGATTGACCGGTATGACGCAGGTCAGGAGCCCCCGCGCGGCTCGGTGCAGTCGACCGTTCCGACGCCGTACACCGAGCGTCCGACACCGCATCCGACGATCACACCGCCCAGTCCGACACCCGTACGACGAGGCGTCTGATGCTGGCCCTGTTCTTCGCCGGATCGGCCGCGCTCAGCCTCTTCGGGCTCTGCGCGGTCGCCCTCCACGACACCCCGCGTATTACCGGGACCACCGCGTTCATCCTCACCCTGGCCGCGCTCGGCGTCGCCGTCCTCCGCTGAAGGACCCCATGAACTACGTGACCTACGGCGGCGTCACCGTCGGCCTCTGCATCCTCATCTGGGACGTCACCAAGTGGTGGCCCGGCCGCGCCAAACTGCTGAAGGACCCTCTAAAGCACGCCGCCCGGCTGCTGCCCTGGCTGCTGTCCTGGTGCTACGGATGTCTCACCACCCTCGGTATCGGTGGCCTCATCGGTACCGCGTCCAGCAGCGTCCTGGGCCTGTCGAACTGGCTGGGGGACGTGGCCCTGTTCTGGGGCGTCGGCGAGCAGCGCGGCCAGCTCGCGGCCCGCGCAACGTTCGTGCCGCTGTCCGGCCCCGGGAACTGCCTGGTCCTGATCCTGACCATCGCGTTCATCGCGGCCGTGAAGAAGGCCAACGATTTCGAGGCGGGCGTCCTGAAGCGGGGCGCGTGGTGCGGCATCACCCTGGGCACGTCCGCCGGGGTCGCGGGGTTCGCTGCGGTGCCCCTCGCGCAGGCCGCGAATTTGATCGCCGACCCCGTGTACGCGGCGTTCCGGTGATGGCGAAGAGGCAGGCCAAGGAGTCCTCGGAGGAGCCGGGCCGTACGGCTGGCGCGTGCGTGCTGGTGGTCCTCGCGGGGGTCGTCACCGCCGTGGTGTTCGCCGTCTCTCCGACGGCCGGAGTGCTCGCGGTGTGGGTCGTCGGGACCGTGCTGCTCTGGCGGTCTGTGCGCCGTACAGCTAACCCCGCTCCCCCACCGGGGGAGGAGCGCCCCTCCTGTGATGAGTGTGCAGGTCACAAACTTGTGAGCGTTGCCCCTCTCGAAGGCCGGAAGGGGATGTTGATCTACACAACAGTCGCCCCCGGACTGCCCAATTACACCCATATCCACATTGCAGGGGAGGTGAACACGCCATGATCCGACGCCTCCTCGCAGCCCTCGGCATCGACCACACCACCTACTACTGCGCCAACTGCGGCGGGCATTACCCGGCTTCACACTTCCCCTGCGACTGACCACGAGAGGATTGGCCCATGACCGAGAACACGGACGGCAACCCCCGCGCCAACGTCGTACGCGAGATACTCCGCGGCAACCCCGCCCTCGACGAACAACAGGCCGAGGACCTGATCGACGCCCTGTTGGACACGGCGGCCCACGAACTGGCCAACGAGCAGCGCGCCATGGCCGAGGCACACGGCGTCTCTCTGGAAAGGGACGGGAGGACGGCACCGGGGGATCTGATCAACCACATCGATCCTCAGGTCCCCTTCGCCGAGGGTGGTCCGAACCGTGAGTTCGTGGACGGACCCTGAGCCGTTCGTAGTTGCATTCCGGACGATCACGCGTCATCCTGGCCCCACGTCCGGCGTGCCCGGACCCAACAACCTCGAAGGCCCGCCACCGCGCGGGCCTTCGCCATTCCCCGACACCCAGTTGTGTCACAGAAACGTCACCAGGCCACCACAGCCCGTACACGCGACACATGATGCTCCCCAACTCACGCACCACCCCAGGGGGACACCATGCGCACCCGCACCATCGCAGCCGCACTCGCCGCCACCGCACTACTCACGCTCACCGCCTGCGAAGGCACCGACAGCAGCAGCCCCAGCAAGCCGGACACCACGGCCGAGGAAACCAACGACCAGCCGAAGGACACCGACGCGACCGCCACGGACACCGAAACGTCCGACAGCGCCACCGACACAGCCGCCGAGTCGGCAACGCTGCCCAACCTCGTCGGCCAAGACCTCCAGGCCGCCCAAGACGAAGCACAGGCCGCCGGCTTCTACGCCCTCGACGACCAGGACGCCAGCGGCCAGAACCGCTTGCAGGTCCTGGACCGCAACTGGGTCGTATGCAGCCAGGAGCCCGACGCCGGCACACACCCCACGGACACGCCCGTGGTCCTCTACGCCGTCAAGGACGACGAGAGTTGCTGACCCACCGCTGAACTGGCCCGGCCCGCGCCCGCGTTGGCCGGGCCTTCGCATGCCCGGAGGTGACCGTGCCGAACCAGAACGGCCTCCCGGTCACCGAAGAGGACTACAAACGCGTACGCCAACTGCACGCACTCGGCATGGGCCGCAACGCCATCGCCCGCGAGATCGACCGCGCGCAACGCACCGTCTCCGTCATCGCTGGCGAACTTGGACTCGTCTTCGACGCGTCGATGACCGAGGACGCCACCCGGCACCGCGTCGCCCAACTCGCCGCCCTCCGCGCCGACACCGCCGTCGACCTCCACCTCGACGCGCTCCGGCTCACACAGCAGATGTGGGAGCCCGCGACCATCTACAACTTCGGCGGCAAGGACAACACCTACCGCGACAAGCAGGTCAACGAGCCGCCCTCCGGCGACAAGAAGAACCTCATGGCCGCGGCCGGCATCGCCCTGGAGAAGTCTCTCAAGCTCGTCCCGCCCGCCGACGACTCCGGTGTCGAGGACGCTCAGTCGGTCCTCGGCCAGCTCATGGTCGGGCTGAGAGCGGCGTACGACCAGGCCAAGAGCGAGGAGGCAGGCAGCGAGGAGGCGGAGGGTGAGTCTCCTTGACGCGCTGCCGCTGTCCCGTAAGCAGATCATTTCCATCGTCGAGGCCGAGTCGCGCATCAACGCGTGGGAAGGCAGCGTCCGGTCGGGCAAGACGATCGCCTCGCTGATCTGCTGGCTGGAGTTCGTCAGGACCGCGCCGCGCGGCGGCGAGCTGGTCATGGTCGGGCGCACGCGAGACTCGCTGTACCGCAACGTCATCCAGCCGCTCACCAACCCGGAGATCTTCGGCAGGCTGGCGAAGCAGGTCAAGTACAACCCAGGCGCCCCGATCGCGATCATCATGGGCCGGATCGTGCACGTCCTCGGCGCGAACGACGCCAAGGCAGAACCCAAGGTCAGGGGCATGACCTGCTCCGGCGCCTACGTGGACGAGGCGACGACGTTGCCGAAGACGTTCTTCGACCAGCTCCTCGCCCGCTGCTCGGTCAAGGGCGCCAAGCTCTTCACCACGACGAACCCTGACAACCCGGCGCACTGGTTCCGCAGGGAGTACCTGAAGCGCCCGGCCGAGACGGGGCTGCGGTCGTGGCACTTCACCCTCGACGACAACCCGTACCTCGACCCGACGTACGTGGCGTTCCTGAAGAGCACGTACACCGGGCTGTTTTACCGACGGAACATCCTCGGCCACTGGGTCCAGGCCGAAGGCGCCATCTACGACACGTTCGACGAGACGCGGCACGTCGTCAAGGACGTCCCGCACATCCAGCGGTGGCTGTGCGACGCGATCGACTACGGCACGACCAACCCGTACGCCGACCTCCTCATCGGGTTGGGCGTCGACCAACGGCTGTACGTCGTCTCGGAGTACCGGTGGGACTCTCGCGCCGAGCGCCGGAAGAAGACCGACGCCGAGTACTCGCAGGCGCGCCGACGCTGGCTCGCTGCGGTGCCGCACCCGCAGACCAACGTGCTCGGCGTGCAGCCAGAGTGGACCGTCGTCGACCCCTCCGCCGCCTCCTACGTGGAGCAGCTGCACCGCGACGGCGTCCACGGCGTCACCCCGGCCGACAACACCGTCCTCGACGGGATCCGCACGGTCGGATCGCTGATCGCGGCCAACCGGCTGTTCATCCACGAGTCCGCGCGCGGGCTGATCGAGGAAATCCCCGGCTACTCCTGGGATGACGAGAAAGCGGAGAAGGGCGAAGACGCCCCGATCAAGCAGGACGACCACTCGTGCGACGCGCTCCGGTACGGCATCCGTACGACCGAGGCCCTGTGGCGGCCACACATCCCGATGCTCCTGGAGGTGGCCGCGTAATGGCCGTACGACTCGCCAAGGTGCGCCTCACCACGAACGGTCGCGGCACCGTCGAACTCGACGGCCAGCCCATCCCTGGGGTGCGGGCGGTGACCGTGCGGACCGAAATCTACTGCCGACCGGTCCTCGTGATCGAGGTGCTCGCCCGTGAGGTCGACCTCAAGCAGGGCGACGAACCGGAGCCCGCCGAGGAGGTGGCAGATGCCCCTGCCCACGGGTGACATCCCCTGGCCGCCCACGGACGAGCGCATCCAGTTCGCCCTCGCCGACTGGGACGCCTGGTACTCCTCCGACCCCGACCGCCTCGAACAGCGCTACCTCAGCCGCGGCTACCGCGACGCCGTCGACCGACCCTCGCAGTACCGCGGCGGAGTCGTCGGACGCCTCGCCCGCTGGTTCTGGGGCAACCCCACCACAGAAGGCCAGAAGCGCGAGAAACTGCACGTACCGCTCGCCGGGGACATCGCCCGCACGAGCAGCGAACTCCTGTTCTCCGAGCCGCCAACCCTGAAAGCCACCGAGGACGCCAGCGACGCCACGCAGCAGGCCCTCGACGACCTCTTGGAGAGCGGCCTCCAGCCGACCCTCCTGGAAGCCGGGGAGGTCTGCGCCGCACTCGGCGGGGCGTACCTGCGCGTGGTGTGGGACCAGGATGTCTCCGACCGGCCGTGGATCGACACCGTAGCCGCCGATCGGGCCGTGCCAGAGTTCGCCTACGGGCGGCTGCGCGCGGTGACGTTCTGGACGGTACTGGAGTCCGAATCCCCGGACGACCGGCGGGTGTTCCGGCACCTGGAGCGCCATGAGAAGGGCCGGATCTACCACGGCCTGTACGAGGGCTCAGCCGGATCGCTCGGCACCGTACGCCCGCTCGCCGACCACCCCACCACGGCGCCCCTCGCCGCCGAGGTGGACGCCGAGGGCGGCCTCGACACCGGCGCCCCCGACAACCTGACCGCCGCCTACGTGCCCAACGTTCGCCCCGCGCGCGCCTGGAGGCACATCCCCACCGCCGCGTACTGGGGACAGTCGGACTTCCAGGGCATCGAAGGCCTGATGGACGCCCTCGACGAGACGTACTCCAGCTGGATGCGCGACATCCAGAACGGCAAGGGCCGCGTCGTCGTCCCGTCCAGCATGCTGGAGTCCATGGGCCCCGGCCAGGGCGCCTCATGGGATGAGGAACGCCGGATCTACACCGGCCTCAACATGCTCCCGCGCCCCGGCGACCCCAACCCACTCACGATCGTGCAGTTCGAGATCCGGGTTGAGCAGCACCGTGACACCTCCCAGGCCCTGATGGAGCAGGCCGTACGACAGGCCGGTTACTCCGCAGGCAGCTTCGGCGAGTCCGACGGCCAGGCCGTCACCGCGACCGAGGTCAAGGCCCGCAACCGGCGCTCTCTCAGCACCGCCGGCCGCAAGGGCAAGTACTGGGGGCCCGGGATTGCCGACATCAGCGCCTCCTACCTCGCGGTCCTGTCGGGTCCGCGCTTCCGCGTCAGTGGGCTGGACCTGGAGCCCCCGAAGGTGGAACTCCAGGACGGCGTCACCGAGGGCCCGGTGGAACTGGCCACCACCGCCGAGCTTCTCGCCCGGGCCGAAGCCGCCTCCAAGGAGACGCTGGTGGCGATGGTCCATCCGGACTGGGACAAGGACCAGGTGAAGGCCGAAGTAATCCGGATCAAGGACGAGTCCGCGCTCGCAGACCCGGCCCTGACGGGCGCCGAGGGCCCCGGCCCCGGCTTCCCCCCGCCCGGCGGCACGGACCAGGGCGAGGACGACAGCGGGGAGACGTAGCCCATGGCCGTATCCCCTGCGATGGCCGAGGACCTCGCCGCCGCGATCACGCGCCTGTACGAGGACGCCGAGTTGGCGATCATCGAGCGGATACGAAGGGCACTCGCGCAGGGCATCGACTCGCCGCTGTGGGCGGAGATCAAGCTCCGCTCGATTGGTGACCTACGGGAAGCCGTCGAGCACGTCGCGAACGCCCTCCAGACCGACGCGAACGGCGCCGTCGCGCAGGCCCTCGCTACCGCGTACGGGCGCGGCAGGCAGGCCGCTGTCGCCGAGCTGGGGGCGCTGGACATCGGACGCGAACTCCACGCTCGCCGGATCCTGCCGAACGCACCCTCGGTAGACCGGCTGGCCGCGTCATACGCGCAGGACACACGGCCGTTGTACCAGCGCATCACCCGGGCCGTCGTCGACACCTACCGCAACGTCGTCTCACGAGTGTCCGCCGGGCCGCTACTGGGCATCGAGACGCGCCGTCAGGCCAGTCAGCGGGCCCTCGATCAGCTGGCGCAGCGGGGCGTGAGCGGCTTCACGGACCGGGCGGGGCGGAACTGGGAGCTGGCCGCGTACGCGGAGATGGCCGTCCGGTCGGTCACGGCGCGCGCGGCGATCGAGGGCCACACCGACGCCCTGGCGGAGATCGGCGTGGGACTGGTCATCGTCTCGGACGCCCCGCTGGAGTGCCCGCTGTGCGCGCAGTGGGAGGGCGAGATCCTCACGCTGTCCGGTCCTCCTGGGCCGCAGGCGCTGCGCGTTGAGCACGCGATCCAGCCGGAAGGCCTGTTCGCACCGACGCGCACTCTGGCGGTGCACGTCGCCGGATCGCTGATCGAGGCGCGCGCGGCAGGGCTGTTCCATCCAAACTGCCGGCACAGCCTCGCCGCGTACCTCCCGGGCGTGACCACCAGGCCGCCGCACCATGCGACACCGGGCACGACGTACGAGGACACGCAGCGCCAGCGGGAGATCGAGCGGCACATCCGCCGCTGGAAGCGGGTGCAGGCTGCGGCGATGGACGAGGCCGCGCGCAAGCGGGCGGGTGCGAAGGTCCGCGCGTGGCAGGCCGCTCAGCGTGAGCACGTGGATGCGCACCCGGACCTGCGGCGTAAGCCCGTGCGCGAGCAGATCGGCTCCGCTCGCTGACACAGACTTCCCGGCACCGCCCGCACGGGCACCGCCGGACATCCCGAAAAGGGAGCAACACCCATGCACAAGAAGACTCTTCCCCGCCTGTCCGGGGCTGGCTGGTGCCACCCCTACGCCACTGGCCCTTTCGCCCCGGTCCTCTACGCGGATGGCGGCGCAGGGGACGGCGGCGGCTCCGGATCCGGCAGCAACGCAGGCGGTGACGGCGGCACAGGCGCTGGAGGCCAGGGTGGAGACGGCTCCGGCGGTCAAGGCTCTGGCGAAGGCGGGCAGGGCTCCGGTACATCCACCGGTTCGGGCTCCGGCGAGGGCGACGTCACGGACTGGAAGGCGCACTCCCGCGAGTGGGAGAAGCGGGCCAAGGCCAACGCCAACGCCGCGACCGAGCTGGAGAAGCTCAAGGCCGCGAACATGAGCGAGCAGGAGAAGGCCGTCACCGAAGCGGAGAAGGCAGGCCGCACGGCCGCCCTCGCCGAGGCCGCCCCCCGGATCGCTCAGGCCCGCCTCGAAGCAGCTGCTGCGCGCGCGGGCGTCGACCTCAGCGAGTTCGCCGAGTACATCGACGTCAGCAAGTTCATCGGCGAGGACGGCGAGGTCGACGACAAGGCCATCAAGGCCGCCGTCACCAAGTTCTCCAAGCTCGCCCCCAAGGGCGCCGGCCGCTCCGGCGGCGACATGGGCGGCGCGGGCGGCTCCGGCGACCAGGGCGCTTCCCTCGACAAGCAGATCGAGGAGGCGACGAAGGCGCGCAACTTCCCGCGCGTCATCGCACTCAAGCGGCAGAAGGCCGCACAGACCACGTAAGGAGTAGGCCATGGCCGGAATCACCGGGATGGGCACCACCTTCAACCTCCCCAACTACGCGAACGAACTGATCGCGCTCACTCCGGACGACACCCCGCTGCTGTCGGCCATCGGCGGACTCACCGGCGGCGGTATGACGACCGCCGTCGAGTTCGAGTGGCAGACCTACGACCTGCGCGATCCCGGGCAGAACGTCCAGGTGGAAGGTGCAACCGCCCCGGCCGCACAGGAGCGCGTACGGGCGAATGTGCGCAACGTCGCCCAGATCCACCAGTCGAAGGTCAGCGTCTCCTACACCAAGCAGGCGGCCATCGGGCAGCTGGCGACGCCCGGATCGGCTCCGTTCCGTGGCGTCGACGGCTCCAACCCGGTCAACAGTGAGTTGGACTGGCAGGTCGCGCAGGAGCTGAAGTCCATCGCCCTGGACGTGAACTACAGCTTCATCAATGGCACCTTCGCCAACCCGACCACCAACGCCACAGCCCGCAAGACTCGGGGCTTGCTCGCTGCGGTCACCACGAACCGGATCGCGAAGGGCGTCACCACGACGGGTGGCACCTCGGCAACCGACACGATCACCTCGACCGCCCACGGCCTGACCGATGGCAACAAGATCGTGTTCACGCTGACGGACGTGGCCACCAACATCGTGGCCGGCCGCGTCTACTACGTCGTGTCCAGTGCCGCGAACACCTTCAAGGTCGCCACGAGCCTCGGCGGCGCTGCACTCACCCTGGGCACCGCGACCGGCTTGGCGTGGACCAAACCGTGGGCGACGGCGCTAACCGGCGACGTGGTCAACGACATGATCCAGCTGGCCTTCGACAACGGGGGGCTCAGCGAGCAGTTCACCGCCACCCTGCTGTGCAACAGCATCCAGAAGCGGGCTGTGACCAAGGCCTTCGCGTCGCAGTACGGCCAGTACACGGAGACCTCGCGGAACGTCGGCGGTGTGGCACTGACGACCGTCGTAACGGACTTCGGGACGCTCAACCTGATGATGGACCGACACATGCCGCAGGACACCCTTGCTGCCGTGTCGCTGGAGCAGCTGCGCCCGGTCTTCCTGAACGTGCCTGACAAGGGCGTGTTCTTCGAAGAGCCCCTGGCCAAGACTGGCGCCTCGGACGAGGTCCAGCTCTACGGCGAGATCGGCCTGGAGTACGGCGCGGAGAAGGCCCACGCGGTCATGACCGGACTGGTGGTGTGACGTGGCGACGTACGAACGAGGCGCCGGTGCCCACGCGGCGGAGCGGATTCGCCCAACACCCGGCAGTGACGACGAGGTGCGTCTTGACGCCCTTTCCGATGATCCATCGACCGACTGGCGACGTGTTGACGACGAGGCGCCGACGCCCGTCACGGAGGACCCCACGGACAAGCTTCCGGCCCGCTCGGCCTCGAAGGCGGACTGGAAGGCCTACGCGGCCTCCCAGGGCATGGACGAGGACGAGGCAGAGAAGGCCACGCGCGACGAGCTGGCCGCGAAGTACGCGGACGGAGGCGATAGCTGATGGGCCTCACGCGCACGCGGGTGGAGCTGAAGCTGGTCACCACCCAGACCAAGCCCGACGACCTGTCCGTCCCGCAGGACGCCGTCGACTACCTCAAGTTCCTCAACTTCGGTGACGGTGCCGGGGCGGGCGCGGTCAACCTGCTCTTCCACGACCAGCGGACCCTCGCCGCGTCGGGCACGGAGAACCTCGACTTGGCGGGCACGCTGGCCGACAAGTTCGGGCAGACCCTGACGTTCGCCCGGATCAAGGTCGTGATGGTGATCGCGGCGACCGGGAACACGAACAACGTCAACGTCACCCAGCCCGCCGCCAACGGCCTTCCCGGAATGTTCCTGGCGGCTAGCGACGGCGTCGCGGTGCAGCCTTCCGGGATGTTCCTGTGGGTGGCCCCGAGCGCTGCTGGCGCGGTGGTCACGCCAGCCACGGGCGACCTCATCACCGTCACCAACTCGGCGGCCGGCACGTCGGTGACGTACGACGTGCTGATCCTCGGCGCGGCAACGTAGGGGGTGTCCGGTGGCCAGGATCTACGCGACGGCGGCGGACTACCTGGCCTACACCGGGCAGGCTCCGCCGTCGGACATCGACGCCCGGCTCGGTCGCGCGTCACGGTTCCTCGGCTCGAACGTGTTTCGGCTGTGCTGGTACGAGGTCGACGAGGACGGCTACCCCTCGAACACGCTCGTGGCGGAGGCCTTCGCGGCTGCGGTGTGCGCGCAGGTGCAGTGGTGGGACGAGACCGGGGACGAGCTGGGTGCGGCCGGGCGGTACGCGTCGGTGAAGCTCGGCACTCTGGCCCTGTCCCGCGCGTCATCGTCCGGAGGCAGCGCCCCGGAGTCGGGCCGGGAGGTCGCTGAGACGGCGTTGGAGGCGCTGCGGTCGGAAGACCTGATACGCGACATCTTCGTGCTGGGGCTGGTGGTCCAGTGCTGATGCCCGGTTTCCTCCTGCGGCACGAGGTGGTCGTCGAGCCGTACGAGGGCGACAGCGCCAACGGCCCGCTGTACGGCGCCCCGGTCACCGTGCGGTGCTTCCTCGAGGAGAAGCGGCGCATGGTCCGCAACTCAGCGGGCGAGCAGGTTCTGTCGGGGGCGACGTTCTACTGCCGTCTCGACGCGATCCCGGATGCCCCGCCGCAGTCCCTGGTCACTCTGCCCGGAGATCGGCAGAGCGAGGTCATCACGCAGGCCCGGCACGACGGCGGGGGCCTGCCCACCCCGGATCACCTGGAGGTGAGCCTCGTATGACGCAGTACACGCGTTTCACCTTCGACGGCCAGCGGCAGTGGACGTCGCGCGGCCGGCGCCTCGCGTCCGAGGGCCTGCGCCGAGGGCTGGAGCACGTCCTCGCTGAGTCCCGGAAGATCGTGCCGCTCGAAGAGGGCACGCTGGAACGCTCCGGGAAGGTCGACGTGGACGGCCTGGACGGCTCGGTCTCGTACGACACCGTGTACGCCCGCCGCCAGCACGAAGAGCTGACCTGGCGGCACCTCCCCGGGCGCTCGGCGAAGTACCTGGAGATCCCCATGCTGCGGGAACGCGAGGTGGTCCTGCGGCTGATGGCGGTACCCCTGCGGAGGTGGCTGCGTGGCTGACCTCCTCGACGGGATCGCCCGTCACCTCGCCACCCTCGGCCTCCTCGTGTACGAGACCGCGGGCACGGGCGGGAACGTGTTCTTGGAGTCCATGCCCGACACCCCCGACGAGGCGGTCGCGCTGACCCTGTACGACGGCCTGGAGCCGGACTCCAGGTTGGGGTACGACGAGCCGCGCCTCCAGGTCCGATGCCGTGGGACACGCGACCGCAGGGTGTCCCGGGAACGCTGCCAGGCCATCTACGACGAACTCAACGGCCTCGGCCCGCTCACCCTGCCGGACGGCACCGAGCTGATCCTGTGCTTCGCTCTCCAGCCTCCAACGTCGCTCGGGGTCGACGCAAAAGGGAGGCACGAGCACGTGACGAATTATCAGCTTGAGCACCGGTCGCTGACAGAGCACCGCGTCTGACCCTCAATTCCTTTTCAGCCCGCTGCTTTTCTGCTGCGGGCATTTCGCCATGCCCGGAGGAGAAATGGCACTTCAGAAGTACAACGCGAGGGACGTCGATTTCCAGATCGAGGACTTCCTGTCGCCCGGCACGTGGATCACGATCGCCGGGCTCAACACGTTCACCAAGGGCAACGACCAGGAGACCACCGACACCACCACCTACGTCTCCGCCGGGCAGGCCGAGTCGCAGAAGATGCAGATCGGCAAGACCCTCGGCCTTCAGGGCCTGCGTCTGCGGGACTCCGTGACCGGCGCCGGGGACCCGGGGCAGGCCAAGGTGGAGGCGCTCGCGGAGCGTCTCGGCGAGGAGTCCCTCGGCCGCGTGCGCTTCTCCCACAAGAACGACACCACGTGGGAGATCTGGACGGCGCACGTCAACGTGGGTGACCAGGGCGGCGGCAACAACGACAAGGTGTCGTGGAACGTGACGTTCACACGCTCCGGCGCGGGCACCTCGGCGGCCAAGCCGTGACCGTGAGCAAGGGCGCCAAGAGCGCCTCCAACGAGTCCTGGGATGATTTCTGGGCTGAAGTTTCTGGTGCCCGGACGGAGGTCATTCGCGGCGTCGTCGTGCAGGTGCCCCGAGACGTGCCGTTCGGCTTCGAGGAACGACTCAACGAGCTATCTTCTTCCTCCGCCCGCGAGGACGTCGCGGAACTCGTCGGGCGGCTCTTCGGGGCCGAGATCTTCGAGCAATGGGACGAGGCCAATATGGGTCTCCGGGAATTGCTCACCGCGCTCACGTGGGGCATGGCACAGGCAGCCGGTACGGACATGACGTTCCGTGAGGCGTTCGACCTGGTGCAGCAGGGAGAACAGGGAAAAGCCCCAGCCCCGAATCGGCAGGCGAGGAGAACCGCCTCACGCGCGCCGTCCACGAGCACTGGTGGGCGATCGAAGCGGACTTCCAGCGCGAGTACCACCTCGGCCCGCAAGACATCACGGGCCTGACCCGCCGCCGCTTCTACGTCCTGCTCGGGGGCCTCACCCCAGAGGCGACGTTCCGCCGTGTAGCGGGCGATGAGATCTCCGTCATCGACGACCCGGACCAGATCCGGGCGGCACTGCACTCCTGACCGGCAACTGAACAGCGGGCGGAGGTGCTTCCGGTGGCCCTCACGATCGGCCAGCTCGTCGGTTACATCCAAGCGGACGACTCCGGCATGCAGCGGGGCCTCACCGCCGCCGAGCTGCGGATGAGGGGCTTCCAGCGCGACACCGAAGGCCGCCTGCGCCACCTCGACGGCCGCTTCGCCGACAGCGGCGAACTGATGGCACTCGGCCTGAGCCAGGGCACCAACGAGGGCAACCGGCTCGGTCTCTCCCTCGGCCGGATCGGCAGCATGGCCGGCAGCCTGTTGGGGGCGGCGGGGTCGGTGGGCCGGATCGCGGCGGTGCTCGGCGCGGCGGCTCCGCTGGCGGCCGGCGTGGTGGCGACGCTGGCGAACATCGCGCCGGCGGCGGGGGTGGCTGCGACAGGCATCGTCGCTGTGCAGCTGGCGACGAACGCCGTGAAGATCGGCATGTCCGGTGTCCAGGAGGCGGTCAAGGCCGCCTTCGACACCGAGAATCCGGAGAAGTTCGAGGAGGCGCTCAAGAAGCTCAGCCCGAACGCGCGCGCGTTTGTCCTCGAACTGAAGGGGATGTCGAAGGAGTTCGACGCCCTCAAGCAGGACGTTCAGGACCGGCTTTTCACGAAGCTGGACGACGTCCTGCGTGGTCTCGGCGAGTACACGCTGCCCATCGTCCGAAACGGCCTGGTCAATGCCGCGGGCGCCGTGAACCTGATGGCGCGGGGCGTGGGCAACGCCGCGATCGGACTGTCCAGGTCCGGGGCGCTGGGCACGGCGATCAGCTCGGCGAACATCGGCCTGTTCAACCTCTCCCGTATCCCGAGCCAAGTCGTGGCTGCGCTGGTTCAGGTGGCCAGCGCTGCGGGCCCCAGCTTCGAGCGGCTGACGGCGGCTGCGGGGGATGCGTTCGATGGGATCTCGGAGAAGATCTCCGACGCGTTCGCCTCGGGGCGGATGCAGGAGGCCATCGAGTCTGCGATCGACTTGATCGGCGACCTGGCGGAGATCGGCGGGAACGTCGGCTCGGTCCTCGGGAGCATCTTCTCGGCGGCGCAGGTGTCGGGCGGGGGTTTCATCGGCACCCTGAAGGAGATCACCGGCGCGCTCGCTGAAGCGTTCGCGTCCAAGCCTGTCCAGGACGGGTTGAAGGCCCTGTTCGGGACCATGTCGCTGCTCGCGAAGACGGCGGCGCCCCTGCTTGGTCAGGCGCTCGGCGTGATCGCCCCGGTTCTGATGGCCCTCGCGCCGCCGCTTCAGGAGCTGATCAAGGCCCTCGGCGACGATCTGGGGCCGCTCATTGCAGAGCTGGGGCCCGTACTGGTCGAAGCGGCGGTCGCTGTAGGGACGCTGGTCCTGGCCGCTCTGCCGCTGATCGGCATCACGGCCCAACTCGCGGTGTGGATAGCACAGGTGATCAACGCCATGCCGCCCGGGACGCTCGCCGTCATCGCCTCGGCGTGGGTGGCGATCTCGCTGGGCATCAAGGCGTACGGGCTGTACACGATGATCGCTGCGGGCGCTACGCGGGCGTGGGCCATCGCTCAGGGCATCTTCAACGCGGTCATGATGTTGAACCCGATCGGCCTGGTGATCGGCCTGATTGTGGCTCTGGTCGCCGCGATCGTCATCGCCTACCAGAACTCGGAGACGTTCAGGAAGATCGTCCAGGACGTGTGGAAGGCCGTACAGAAGGCGGTCGAAGTCGCGGTCGACGGGATCATGACCGCGGTCGACTGGTTCAAGGAACTGCCCGGCAAGATGAGCCGCTGGTTCGGCCAGGCCAAGGACTGGGCCATCAGGAAGTTCCTCGAACTGATCAGTTGGCTGGCCGGACTTCCCGGCCGCGCCAACAGGGCTCTGTCCGGTCTCGGAGGCGCGTTGCGCCGCCGCGCCGCCGAAGCAGGCGTCCAGCTTGTCTCCATGATCCGGCAGAAGGTGTCCGACGCGATCGCCTGGGTCAAGGGACTTCCGGGCCGGGCCCGCTCCGCTCTCAGCGGTCTGGGCAGTGCTCTTCAGTCGGCGGGCCGCTCGCTGATCAGTGGGTTTATCAAGGGCATCATCTCGAAGTTCGGCGACGTGAAAGGCGCGCTCGGCAGCCTCACGTCCAGTCTCACG